GCTAAAAGAACGGTTAGGTGTTAATCTTTTCATAGGCAGTGGTAATGTCGATCCTGTTTGATTGTTGGTTGTGGTGACTTAACAATACTACTATTAGGACTTGGTTTCCACTGCTTTTTTATTTAGGAAAAGAAAAACTGCGTCACAGCCTTGGCAGGCCATCGCGCAGCGATTTTGTTCAATTATTATTTGTAATAATCTGCTTTTCCAATGTCTATAGATGCCCCATGATTTGCCTTCATCAGTTCTTCATCAATGCACATAGCTCATCTGATAATATTTCAATTTGTGTCACCACTGGTGACACAAATTTATTCATACCTGCCTTCGATACCATAATAGATAACGTACGTCAAATTTCTTCCCTGATAAAAAAAGCTATATGTGAACCTTGACTAACCATATACTCTAATACAGCTTGTGTTCTCTGTGCTTGAACTATATCTACCCTAAAATCATTTCGGTGGGAAGCAACAAAATTTCCAACATACTCTTCTAAATAATATAATGTCTTCATATAAAGCTTTGTTCCACATTCTGGATCTTTTTGAATTAAATTATATATCCACTGAATTCCTTTCTCAAAATATGGTTCCTTGCCTACCGTATTAAGTAATCTAGCCACAGAGTAAAGCACTGCCTTAAAACTACCCGTATGTGCAATAAAATCATCAAAAAATTCCTTTCTTTCTTCAGAAAGCAACGTGCATCTATAAATATTTTCCCTCCATTCAGAATTAGCAAATAAATAACTAGCGATGACTCTATCTTTACCTATCGGACCATTATAATCTGTATAATAGTATCGATCCTTTTCATGACTCAATTCAAGCATTTTCGGTTTCAGGGCCTCCCACACACTCCAAAATTCATTTACCTTACCATGAATTTCTTGTTCCTGAATAAGCCATTTCAGCAAATACTCTACATTATTATTCCCAACAAAATCTGCCCTCTCTAAAAATGAATTAACAAGCATAATTCTATCTTGATTATCACAATGTAATAAAACATCTGCAAACCACATTGTATAATTAAATATGTATCCATATATATTTCCATATTTTTCTTGTGCAGAATTCTTATCATTAAAAGTAATCTTCATTGCGATGTCTTTTGTCAACTCCGCAACTAATGATGCTTCTTTAATCTTAAATGGAATCATTAAAATAATCACAAACATAATAGGTATACTTAATTGTTTAAAATCAATATCAGAATAGTTACTTACTTCTTTGTCTAATGCTTGCTTTATCAGTTTCTTGTTCTTTCCAAAAAAATCATTTATTGAAATATCCCTATTTTTTTTAATTTCTTTTTCATATTGTTCTGCAATCAACGAGAATGCATACAAGAATTGCCAACCATATTGTTTTTCATAATCCCATATATTGCTTGATATCTGATTTATTATACAACTATCATCACTCCAATCTATAAGAATCAATTTCAGTAACAAATACAACGGATTATCTCCACTTATTAAATGACGATTATTTTCACTTATTAAAGTAATTAGTCCTACTATAATTGCTTCTACTCCATTTCCAGCTTGAACAACTTCATACCTTGATGCTTCTGTAAACATTTTTCCCAAACTAAAAACGATTAGCTTACATAATTCTTGTTCCTTTTGTTCTAACTTACCGAAATAGTCTCTAAGTAATACTGCACTAGTATACGAAGCTATTGATACATATCTATGGATAGCCAACCATTTATCATCATTATTTATGCTATCATCTGTATGCGTTTTGCTTAGCAATTCCCATACCTCTCCTAATTCTTTACAAATCACATTAGTGTCAGAGTACTTCGCATATTTCATGAACTTCTCATTGTGGTTAAACTTATAATTACTCCAACATTGTAAATCTGCATATTTAAAGTAGAAATCGCTGGCTTCTTGGCTTTCTTTGCTCAATAACTTCATATCCTCTGTAAACGCAGGTGCTATAGTATATACTTCATGACCTTCATTATCGATATTAACATCCGTCACCTCGTTATAGCGGCGTAAATCCATTTTATAATAAGCATACTTATCCTCAGTCCGCCATGTATCTATATCTACTGTTGCCTCATCAATGGCTACAAAGATTTTTTCTCTCTGTTTCGCAAAATCTTCTTCAGATAATTTTAATCGATCAGTCTGATATTTCAAAATTACATCTTCCAATCTTATTTTTCTATGTGTAAGTTCATTACTCTCTTTTCTCTCATTGCTAAATAAATCGTTCTTAAACAGGGCAAATGAGGTCGTACGTTCAGAACTAAACCGAATGGAATCTAAGTGAAAAATCTCCTTGGTCTTAATTAAATCACAAACAATATCCAACATTTTCTCTGGATAAGCTTCCGCAATACTAACAATTATTGCGGTTAACATTACATTTTTTGACTTACATAATATATATTGACAATACTCCTCAACCGTATTAGTTGGAGATATTTTTACAATATTAAGTAACCAACTTTCAAATCCCATCAAAAGGCTAACCAGAAGATTTGGACCCACATGGCTTCCCCTATACATTTGCCATAACCGAGTCGATGCTGTCTGAGTTGCTGACTGCCCGCCCACACAAATAGTAATATCAAAGCATTCTCCATAATCTATATTTAAATGTGATTTTTTATAAGCATCTCCTGCTTTGTTACAGAAATCTATAACAAACTCTGTCGCCAACATCTGATTAGCTTGTAGTAACCCCCATATTGGTGTTTTAAACGCACTCGTAGGGTAGTAATCATATGACAAATGTTCATTAAGTCCAAAGTAACCATTCATTTCTATAGAATTATAGTATACAGGCATTCCATCATGTCTAAGCCACAATTTTTTCATCAGTTCAAGTGTCATCTCAGGCATAGCATACGGAACTTTACCATAATGATATATGTCAGATATAGCTTTTTCTGCTAAATCAATATACAACTTTGGTGCATCAGGTTTTCTTCTTCTGCTGCCAATAGGATCAATAGGCTCTTCCTCATCATTTATTCCATTAATAACAGTCTGAAATATATTACACAATTGATCTTTTATCATCCAAGCTGAATTCAACAAAATATCTTTCAATTTTTCAATATAATCTTTCTTTATTTCATATCGAAACTCTTTACTTGCTGATATTTCTTCAAGTAAATACAAAGCAATATTACCACTTACCCCCGTATTCTCCGTTCTCTGATTTTCCGATACCTTAGTCCAAGAATCCAAAATTTCAACAACACATGTTACCAATTCCTGATCCCAGATTATTTTATCTTTATTATCATTAATGAAATTTAAAATCGACGCCCATGCATATCCTGACGGTTTGGACAATCTTAAAGGCAACATATTTCCCTTATTTAAAGATACTTCTGCATGTTCTGCAACACGACAACATGTATTAATCAAAAAGATAGTTTTCTTTAATAGGGCATAATTATTTTCAGCCATATTTAAAGTGATTTTATTATAGCAGGCTCTCAGTTTTTCTGTACTAATTATTGTTAATAAAATTTCATCTTTCCATATTATATTGATATCCTTACACTCAAGCATTTCATCTATAAAACTCTGATGTTCTTCTATAGTCGCAAAATCTGTTAACCATCCGCGGAACAGCTTCCTAATGCGTAATGATGTCCCAAATTGTTCAAAAAATTCTTTTTCAGGAATATTATTTTTATACTGTTCTGTAAAGATATGATTTACTACTAATTCTTCAAACACATCATGTCCATGGTAATATGTTTTAGCATCTTCGGATTGTATTATCACACCAGTCTGTTCCAATTCAAAAAGTGCATCATGATCATCTCCAGATTTTATCATATATGAATAGCTTTCATTTTTAAGCATTTCCTTTGTTATGAATACTAATGTATCTTCTCTTCTCGTTGGTAAGTTGTTTTTACGCCTCTTATTATTGCGAATTATTTCATCCCATATTTTTTCTTCAAATGCCTCTCTATTCAAAGCCGATAACCCTACATCCTCTATATTATCAAGTGTCAAATATAGTCCTAGATAAAATGGTGCGCGAAGCATATCTATCAATTTCTTATCACTTGGCAATACAAATCCAAATTTTACAGACAATTCATAAAGCAAATCTTTACTAATAGGATTAACATGATACGATTGTACACTTACGGTATTTAGTAGCAAATTATGAAACGATTCCATATATGCAGTTCTAATAGTAAGAATTATTTTCCAACCACTATCAACAAACATTTGGAGTAAATCTTCAAATGTGTTCTGATTTTCTAAAATAAAATACTTTTCAACTGCATCAATATATAAAATACAAGTCTCTATCTCCTCATACACTTTTAGCACTTCATCTATTACAAGTGATCCATACGTCAATAAGAAATTTCTCTTATCAGAAACATCCATATCTGTACATCTAAATGCTAGAACAATTGTATCATTATCAATACTCACTAAATCTTTTTTAATGAGTGCAGATTTTCCTGTACCAGCCTCACCATCTACAACTAAGATCTGGTTATTAGACTTCAAAAAACTATCCATATTAAAATTATTGGTATCCAAAGCAATCGTTTTATCTTTGTACGATACTTCTGTCCTGATATGGTTAAATATGTCTTCTTTATGCCTTTTAAGACTTTCACAACACTCCTGCACTGCAGAATCCACTTGAAAAAAAACATTTCTACAAATAGTAAGTCTCTTATCTTGCATAAGCTGGGCTTCAATATTACTAAGACCTTTCCATTCAATTGTTATACCTAACCCTTTCGCAATATTTTCAATATTTGTCTGATATGCCGGTTTCACTTTATCTTTCTCTGAACTTGATGAAAACTCACGACTAATATAAAAGTAAAGTGTCGTAATACCGGGATAGGCTTTTGAAGCACCTTCTACCGCTTTTCGCAAATCCTCTTCTTTACTCGACATAGCAACACTCTCTGCATAATATTTAGCCTGAAACCCTATAAGTTTATCTCCTACTTGAATAGGATTTGTTTCAATATGTGGTTGATTAAAATATCTAAATATTCCATTTTTCTGTCCATATTCATTACAAAACAAATAATATGTTAAATTTTCAAATGCTCTTTGCGGATTATCCGAAAACTTATATTCAAATGCTTTCCAATTTACAGATGTCTCTGGAATCATTATATTTCCCTCCCGTAATTCCAATTTACTTTATTCAAAAAATATAGAAATCCATTAAAAACTCACACGATATTTTTCTAATATATCGATAAATGAGTGATGTTCCTGTACTGAAATAGATATTATCAATTGTCCTTCTTTCTTATAATACGTTCCCCAGTCAAACAAAGGAGTAACCTTATCTTTCACGTATTTCTTTACCACTGAAGCATCTAAGGCAAAAATCAAGACAACACTCTTTCAAAATAAATTATATCACTATCATTGCAAATAGCATAATAATTCTCTTATTAAATAAAAAACGATACTGCATAGATTTCAATCCACACAATATCGTCTTTCTTCCTATATTATACCTTCATTGTCTTTGCCAATGATGTAAGCAGTGCAGCCATCTCCGGGTTACCAAGTACCTTCATCAGTAGTTCTGCATCTACTCCATCTGGTACTGCAATCGTATTACCACTTTCCTCAGATCCTTTCATCTGTGGATTGAGATTTTCCTTATTATAAAAGGCATTCTCCATCATCTCTGCATTTTTTCTCCGGTCTTCATCAAGGATATGTCCATATACTTCCGTTACCATGTCCGCCTGAGCATGTCCAGAATCTCCCTGGACTGCTTTAATATCTCCACCACTTAATTTCAGCTTATAGGTGACACTGGTATGACGCAGACTGTGAAACACTACATCTGGCAGTCCCAGTGCATCTATGATTTCCTGCATTTTTGTCCTTAGATAGCTGTCTCCTATAGGAAGACCAAATGTTGTCGCCATTACCAGATTATAATCCTGATATTCATTTCCAAGCACTTCCTTTATCTCATCCTGATCTGCTTTCAGAGCAATCAGACATTGTGCTACTGATTTTGAAATAAACACCTTCCTGACACTGCTGTCTGTCTTCGGTGTTTTCAGCACTCTGACCGTCCTGTTATTTTTCTTCTGGCTTGGAAATATCATGATAATTTCTTTTGAATTGAGTGCTTCTATTGCATCCTTTGATACTCTCTCTACCTGTTTATTGATGATGACATATTATGCCCTGTCCGGCTATGTCTCCGGTTCAGGTGCAGCATCAAAAACACAATTTTCTCGTTTATGCCTCGCCTTAAATGAGCGTATGAAATCAAAGCCCCACTCATGATTTTTAAGCAGTGCTAACGGTTTACGTTCTCTATGAAGCTGGTCAAAACGATACATTGTTGTCATGTCTTTTTCCTTTCTGTGGAGTTCTCTGTCTCCGCTTATCTTTTATCTGTAACCAAGAATAGCACAATTTTCTGCCGTTGTCATTATACCTGTGGTATAAATTATAATTCTATTCCCGCTGCCGCTGCAAAATCCTTTTTCCTGTCTGACAGTTCTTTTTGTTCCTGTTCAGACAGGAAGTTAAAGATTTCATCATAATCCATTCCCTGCATTGGTGTATCCATTGCACGCTGAATCAGCTTTGTATCACGCCACTCCTGCCACAGATCATCAAACAGATTTCTGCTGTTAGTAAAGGTAAAATCATTCTCAAACCCGCGTTCTTTACTGTAATACTGTAGTTTGACAAATCCATATCTGCCTACGTCCAGAACTACGATATTTTCAATCTCATACAGCTCTGCAAAAGCATCTGCTACCTTCTGGCATTTCTTATGTTCTTCCTCTGTGATAAATGATTCTTTCATTTGTTGCAAAACCTCCTGATATAATATTTCAATACTCTTCAATAAATACTATACCGTATATCTTTTCAGGCTTCAGCCGTTCTATCCCAGAAATCACGCATTTTGTTTTCCTCGTCAATTTTATAAGCTACTCTTTCGTACATTTATAAGCAAAACTTCCCCAGTCAACCTGTACACAATCCGTAAACAATTCATCTGCAATAAACAGAAAATCCCATCCGCCAAGTCTCTCTATCCTGTTATTATCTGCAAGTATATCATAAGGATTTTTATTTTCTTTCCACGTATTCAGCCTGTTCTCTTTAATTTCTTCATAAAAGATTGATGACATCATAAACATCTGCCTCCGTTAATCTTCCAGTCCCCATATAACAGTCACAGTATCAGAGATATCTATATCATCAGGCTCGATGTCCATATCATAGGAAGCAGACTCACATTCCTCCGGTTCACAGCACCGAAGCGACATTTCCTGCAATGGTCTTGATACAAAATCAATCTCTCCCCATGAATAATCAATAGTTATGATTTTTCCTAAATTTACTCCTGCTTCCTCGGTCAGTACAGATGCCTTTGCCTGAGAATCCTTTACTGCTGCAGCAAGAAGCTCATTCTTTGACTTCTCCGGATCTGCTACTGTATATTCGATAGAAAATTCCGGAGATACAGAACAATGTGCCAGAGCATATAATATTTTTCCAAGTCTCTTATTGTCTGCCGGGAACTCCAGCTTCATGCGATGCACATATTTATATCCTTTGAATCTTCTCTTCCAGCTTTTATCCCTTGCCTGATAGCTCTCGTATTCAGTATCAATGTTAAAATATAGTGTTTTCAGCTCTTTTCTCTCATATCCCATTTTTTCAATAAGATCCTTTAAGATTTCCACACAATCGGATGATTTCCGTAATGTTTCATCATATTCTTCATATATACCCTCTATACTGATTCTGAGTCGTATCATATCCGGTTTTACTGACAGTTTTCCCTTGCCTGTTACTCTGATTGTTCTTTCCATTATGCTTCACCCTCCATATTCTGTCTGCACGCATCAAATATACATTCAATGACCTTTTTATCTGCTTTAAAATATTTGCCGAAAGGATTGATCACAACTCCTGCAACCTTATCATTATGTAATCCTGTTTCTAAAATCTGTCTGAACGGGATTTCCATCACAACATTCGGAACAGGCTTTTTATGGCTTTCTTCCTCATTGGTAAAGATATACAGCCATTCTATTCCATCCTCTGCTGCAACGGTATCCATGTGAAGCCTTACTTCCTGGTCCACTGCCAGCTTGTCTCCTTCCTGTAAACTCCTAACATCAAGATTAGGAAACAATTCTCCACTTACTGTTACAAACGGTACCCATCCCTGTCCATCGTTCATTATGCGAAAACATATTGCTGTGATCACGTCTATAAAACTCTCATGATCCTGATTTTCATAAAGATTACTTATGGCATTCCCCCTTTTATGATTCTAATGGTAACAAAATAGCTATCCCAAAATATGTACACTTAAATTTCAGCTGACATTAACCATGCTTCAAGTGAGGAATCTTGTACTAAATAGTAATTTCCCATATTTTTAACTTTAACAAAGTTAGGCATAGCCCCGACTATCTTACATATTCTATTATTTGTCAACCGTCCCACTCTTTCTTTAAAAAATCTATCAATCCAAATCTCAGTTCTTTTTCCTTCTATTTCCACAACAAGAATTAACCTTGACGGAGCATATACACTTTCCCATCCAAATCCGCGATTTTTATGGTACTTTCCATTCTTATAGTAACATCCATAAGTAGCGCCTCCTTTGACTCCATTTTTTAAGTAGTATTCGCCAGCTTCATACCTAACTGTTATACATTTTGCATTCATAATGCTTGACCTCCTGTTTTTTTGATGAGTCAAGCTTAACATTCCTATAAGCCGCCGTGGGTAAACTCCAAAAGCTAAAATATTATTTGGAGTTTAGAACATTAGCGCTGAACTTTTGAAAACAGTTCAACCAATATCTGACCTATCATGCTGTCAACCTTTTCCCTTAACTGCTTCTTTTCTCTCAAAATATTTTCATAGTGATCCACATAATTACTTGTCACATAATTCTCTATAGACTCTGGCATCTTATGAACTCCTACCCAAGTGTCCTTATCAACTCCGGATATTTTATGTGATTCATAGTATTTACCTATTTCCTCAGTAATATCAAATGTATCATTTTTGATTCGTTCAACAATTGATTCCCATTTTCTACCTGATATAATTACTGCCTCCATTGCATTGGAAACAGAATTTTTATTTAGCATATACAAAATACTATCTTTCTGACTACTTAAGTACTCGCTTCTTTCCAATTTATCAGCTCCTTGAGTTATTTTACTTTCTTCAATACCTTCTTTACGCAGTCTATTCTCAAAATCAGACCGCTTTTCTTCTGAAAAGTACTCCTTCAATTCTTGTACATTACTGTTTTGAATCTCTTCAAGGCCTATGTATTCCATGAGCAGTTTAATCAATGTCACAATTCCCACGTCAATGGCAATATCTCGTCTGTTTAGATAGTTATTCCTGATCAAACCAGTGTCTAACATATTCAAACATGAACCTCTAAAAAGATTATAATTCATGGTATCCAGCTCGCGGATTATGTACTTTACTGTTTCACCAATATCATTTCCATTAGCTGAAACTAATTCAAAAATGAAAACTGTTAATTCATCTACCAATTCATCTAAAGATTCTGATAATATTTTTGAGACACGAATCCACGGTAGTGTTTCCATCACTTCTTTTAAATAGTCTGGTATGTCTTCTGAATCAGCTATGTCTAATAAGACCCTTTTATTAAAGTCCTGAATTGCTTCCGCTGATTGATCTTTTGCTTTTTTTACTGCAGGATTCCCATCGTATTCTTTTAAAAGAATCTTTAATAAAGGAGCATATTCTGGTGGAAAAAATTTCTATTATTATCAATCTCTTTTTTGAACGATGAACTATCCAGCTTATCGTAATAATCAGATATTTTTTTCAGCCTATAATCCACAGATGTTTCAGCACAATGCAGATATTCTGCTAATTCTTTTCTAGAGTAATTAATTCTACGACCTTTTCTATCTTCTTTTGCCATAAATATTTTCCTTTCCGCTCCCGCAGGAATATTTAAACTAATCACAATATTTCAAAAAACGAAAGCGGAGCCTTAACAGCTTCGCTTCGTCAGCTCACTACTTATTAAGTAATGCACACTCAATAGCCTTAAGTGCAACATCTCTAAGACTATGAATTAATTCAATTATCACTGTCTCTGTCATCGTTTTTACCTCCCCACATGTTTGATTTCACCATACTTAAAGCATCAGCAAAGGTGTTCAAAGCTGCAATTACACCTGGTGGAACCGTTACATCACCATTATCAGCAGGAGCCTCATATAAACATGCAAATCGCTCCTTGGGAATATCAAGAATTTTTGAAAGTTTAACCCAAAGTTGCTTGTCCGGCTCACATATCTCGCGTTCCCACTTCGATATAGCCTGCGAAGAAACATTGAGTTCTTCCGCAAGTGCCTGCTGCGTCAGTCCTTTTTCTTTCCTTTGCTTCTTAATGAGCTTACCAATCGATAACTCATCGTCCTTTAATTCTGTTGATAAACTCATGATAAGCCCTCCTAGATAAATATTCTAACGACTTGAGGTTGCAAAAACTAAACCTGAGGTTGAGTTTTTATTTCCTACGAGATAATTCCTTGAGCCTACGCAATAAGCATAGAAAAATCCCACATTCTTCCGGTCCTAAATTGTACATATAATCCCAATGCGTTAAACCTCTCCAATATGAAAATGCGCCTGAGCCGATAACTTCGATATCTTCTATATGTTTATGATTTCTTATCTTGTCCATCACCTGACCTCTTGATTGTCCAGCCATAGACCATTATACTGTCCTTATTAAGATAAAAGGAAAGGCTCCGGAGCCCTTCCCGCAAAAGATCGGCATCCGGAACCTGGTAAACACCATGTATATTGTAACAGATTTTACAAGAAAAGGACAGCATATTTTTATCAGAGAGCAGTGAATTTCTTTGTCCCATATGTCAGAAAGGCAGTCTTATCTTCCGTGATTACTGCAGCCGTATAGTACTGATAACTAGATGGTACATTGTCTTCGTACTTGTCCTTCTTTTTTCTCTTCTATAAAAACTAAAAACAAGTATAAAAAAATATAAAACAATAATTAAAACAAATAGCATACTAACTAATTGCATTGAAACATCCGTCAAATACATATTAAATTATCCTTTCATTTTTTATATTCAAAGCATTATCAATCTATTTTCATATAATCACGCTTTCTGTTTAGGCACAAACTCAATCTTAAGAGCCATTCCCATACCATCTGCTAATCTTTTAAGTAAATTGACAGAAGGATTTCTTGTTCCATTTTCAAGCTTACTAATATCAGCCTGATTAATACCAGTACGCTCCGCAAGTTCTTTCTGTGTAAGATTCTGTGATGTTCTTGCATCTACGATAGCTCTGATAACATCCATCTCTGGCTGAATCGCTTCATACTCTTTTCTAAATTCTTCATCCTTCAACTGATTAGAAAGCATATCATCAAATGTTCTCATTCTTCATCACCCTTTCTATGAAATCTTTTCTTCTATCTTTTGCAATCTGTATCTCCTCTTTGGGAGTTTTCTGTGTTTTCTTAACAAAACCATTCGTCATTATAATTTTTCCCTCATAATAGAAAAAATATAATACTCTGGTAATATCGCTTCCGAATTTGCATCGCAATTCAAAAATACCATCTTACAGATGCTTGCTATATGGTTCCCTAAGCATATTTCCTTTTTCCTGCAAAATTCCCATCAAACCATATATCTTAGCTCTCATCTTAGGATTAACAGAGTCAAGAAGTTCCTCTACAGGAACTTCTCCATTTTCTTTTTCATATGCAATCAATTTAAAGTCCGCCATGCAATCTCCTTTGTAGTTATTATATGGCACATATACCATATTGTCAATTATCCATTTAATCTAATCATACCTACCTATTTCTCTAAAAAACGTGTAGTAAGTGTGTAGTAGAGCACTTTTTCAGCTAAGGAATGGCTTATTTACAGGCTTTGCGGGAGTATCTATTGATATTGCCGTGACACACGATCAATTTTACTAAATCAATTTAAAATACCTCAACGCATCCTTAATATACTCCACCTTCTCCTGCGGACACTGCTTTACCTCTGGATTCTCTTTCTTGGACTTATTATAATTCTCACCCATGTCCAGACCACACATCCGCTTTACCTGTGCAATATAAGAAGTATGCACATTCACACCATACTTTTCCTTCACATATTCCTTAATCTTTGAATAAGTAGCCTTTTCTTGTGGTGTATAATTACTCTCTTCATCAGGCTCCATTGTAACCTCAATCTTAGGTGTATCTTTTTTGAGGGATAATTTGACAGACCGTCTCATCTGTACTCTCGTTGTCCCAATCCACGCCTAATACATTTCTGCCATTCATATATATAGGAAATTTAAACCGGAGACCTTTTAATATTCTGCCATCCTTTTGCTCTTCCTCATAGATAAACACATCCGACAGGAAGCTCTTCAAAAATGTCTTCTTTTCCAGATCTGTAAATTTATCATACAGCTTATCAAAGAATAAAAGGAACTGGTAAACATTATCTTCTGAGATTTTGTCCTGCCTGATATTATATAGTCTTGTTTCGACTTCTTCCATGGCATCCTCAATATCAGTGATTTCATCATATAGCTTGTCCAAACGTTCCTGCATGTCATTATATTTTTTGTCATAATTCTTATCGGATACAGATAAATGATCCATCTGGTCAGCAAGCCTGTTTTTTGCCCCGGTTGTCTGGCTCAGTCTATCTTTTAATCCATCATATTCCTTGTCAAGCTCCGAAGTATCAATGCTGCTTCCTATCTGCTTACGGATTTCCTGCTCAAACTTTGGGTTCTTTACAAATTTACGGATAATTTCCTCAACTGCCGCATTGATTCTGTCCTCATTCCACTGTCTTTTATAAGTACAGCGGTGTCCGTCCACAAGCTTCCTGTGTTTGCAGGCATAATAGAAATAATCCTTGTAATAGCCTCCGTCCGGATGCTTCTTACGATTCACATTGCCATACATACCGCTTCCACATACAGGGCACTTAATAATCCCTGATAAAATATGTTCATGCTCAAGACTATGTGTTTTTACCTGTAAAACACCTGTCTCCTGCCGCTTTCTGTGTGCCTGGTTCCACATTTCTTCTGATATAATTGCCTCATGGACTCCATCACTTAGCAAGTAATCCTTTTGTTTTACGATATGATATTCATTCCTTGTTCCCGGAATCTTCTCATTTTTTCTTCTGCCAAATGCAAGCTTACCGCAATATATCGGATTGTCCAGCACACCCTTGACGAATGATGTAGAAAAACCTTCAATTGTGTTATTCTGGCGAAGCTTTTTCTTATAACCACTGTTATTTAAAAATGCAGCTATCGCAGCCATTCCCATCGTTGTATTGACGAATTTATCATATATAATACGGATAATCTCTGCTTCATCTTCTGCAATGATAAGTTCACCATTTATCAGCTGATAGCCATATGGCGCAAATCCGCCGTTCCATCTGCCTTCTCTCGCTTTCTGTCTGCGGCCTTCCATTGTCTGGACAAGGATATTCTCACGTTCTATCTCTGCAACCGCAGATAACACAGATATCATCAGCTTCCCTACATCCTTAGAGCTGTCAATCCCATCCTCTACACAGATAAGATTAACTCCATAATCCTGCATTTTCTGCAATGACGATAAAACATCTGCAGCATTTCTTCCAAATCGTGACAGCTTAAATACCAGCACATAATCAACATTGTCTTTGCCACTTTCTACATCCGCAAGCATCTGCTTAAACTGTGGTCTGCCTTCCACACTTTTGCCAAATTTACCCTCATCAGAATATTCCCCGACGATATACATTTCCTGATAATCTGCGTATTTCTTAAGCTTGTCCTTCTGTGCATCAAGACTGTAGCCTTCTACCTGCATGGAAGTGGAAACTCTTGTATATATGTAACATTTCTGCTGTTTTTTCATCAGATGTTATCTCCTGTGTCAAAATTCTCCCTTCAGCTGTTCGGGAATTCCGAACAACTGAATTGTATTAGCTGTCTTACTATTCCTTCATATCTTCTTTATCTTTTTCAGACAATGCAGGATGCTGCATATAAAATATTTCTTTCTGCCTTTCAATCTCTGCTTTTAGCTGTTCCTTTGTTGGCAGATATGTGAGATATTTTGACATAAAAAGTCTGTCGTTATCATGTAGTACGGAATATCTTGCTATATCCTCATCAGTTTCAGCACAAAGTAATATTCCCAATGTAGGATTATCTCCCTCCTTACATTTCAGTTCATCATACATCCTGACGTACATATCAATCTGTCCCACATCCTGATGTGTGATTTTCCCCATTTTTAAATCAATAAGCACATAACATTTCAGTTCAATATTATAGAAAACAAGATCAATAAAATAGTCTTCTGTCTCAGTAACGATATGTTGTTGTCTGGCAACAAAAGCAAATCACTTTCAATATAAGAATCTTCATTTTTGAAGCCAAGAAACTCTGCAACAATCGGACTTTTTAGGAGTTCAAATTTATTTCTTTGATTTTCCGCTGTTTTCTGTAGCATTTCATTCATGACAGCATCTTTCTTTGGTGACTGCATTAATCTGTAATAATATTGTGTGCTGATATTTCTATCTAAAGTTCTTGAACTCCAGCCTTCCTGTGCAGCTTCGTTCATATACCACATTCTTGCATTTTCATCTGACACACGTAAAAGTGTTCTGAAAAATAGTTTAGATATTTTTCTGCCTTGGTGTAATCCTTCTTAAGGATGCAATTGCTTCCGCAAGTATCCTGACACAGGCATACACTGCCGTGGTCTGCATTGCAGTTCTTTCATTGACAGGCTTTCCACTTGTTGTCCTTCCAAACAAAAACGAATATCCTGCATCTGCTGCCTTATCCACAGGCTTATCCCTTGCCTGTCCAAATCCGAATAAACTCTTAATTCCCATATAGCACCTCCTAAAAATGTGCATGAAAAAAGACACCTCCTGAGGAAGTGCCTTATTTTTTTACTTTTATATATTATCTGACTGGCGTGATCTCAATGCCGTACTGTTCTGCAATTGTCAGGATATTTCCAATATTTGCGATTCCCCACTGTGTGCATACCACACATGGCTGGGTCCTCGTTTGGATCTGTTCTTCCGGATTCGCAAAAAATCTGGTTTTATAATCCGAACAGTTTTTCTCTACATCACTCAGCGTCCTTACTACCCCTAGCGAACCCTGAAGGCTTTTATCAAATGCACCGATCAGCTCAGAGGCGGAAATATCAGGATGCATTTCCATATACTTCTGGACCACGGCAAGCACCAGTCTGTTTTTTGCATACCTTTTTCCGTCCAGCATATACTTGGTCGTATCCCTTCCACTGCTGCTGACAACAGGTTCATTTTCTTCCGGTGTGATTTCCTGTGCTGCAGAAGTCCTTTCTTCTTTCAGTTTTTTCACTTCATCCTCCAGTGCGGATACCCTGTCGAGTAGTTCTAATATGATTCTATCATAATTCATAGATCTGTCCTCCCATTTTATTTATCTCTTGTTTTCTATTTATCTATGAATTAGTTATATCATGTTATTTAGATAGCGTCAATAGATAATTTATTTTTCTGTAATTATCTTTGTTTATCATTCGTTATCTATTTAAAAAATCAGAATACCATGGTCATCATATACACTTACATCACAGCCTTCATTCCTGATTGCACGGTCAAGAGCCATAACGGTTGCAAAGGCCCCATCAATCTTCTCTGTGGATTTTTCCTTATCCATTTTGATATTCCCTGCCGGATCCTGACGGACAAATACATTATCCATCATCCACCGCAGTACCTTATGTCCGCCATGTGCTATCCTCTCTTCCAGTGTCAGCTTCATCAACTCCTTGGTCGGAGGACTCATATCCTTATCCCCCTGTCCAAACGGAACAATGGTAAATCCCATGCCCTCAAGGTTCTGTACCATCTGCACAGCTCCCCACCTGTCAAACGCAATCTCTTTGATATGAAACTTCTTCCCTAGCTCATCAATGAACTGCTCGATAAATCCATAATTCATATCTGAAAATAGTTCATTTTCCAGTCTGATACAACAGCTCCTTGCTTTATAACAACTTGCGAAATCTGACCTGTCCCCATATCAGCCGGAATATCTGTTGTCACTGTCTGCGGAGAGTTAGAGAGCAGATCATGGTACAGCTTCGTCATGTATTGTTTTGTCGTTGTACGCCCCCCTTTCTGGGTTAGACTAAACTAATCATATAATACTGCATATTTTGGAAGCAGTCAAGGAAAGCCTACAGCAACAGAAGTCCTACGTCCTCTAAAACACATTTTTTCTTTTCATTTATAAAATCGGCACAATCATGCTCTTTAGCAAGCACAATACCTATGAATATATAAAAGAAAGAGCCGACAAACTGCGATTGCTCACAAGTTTATCGGCTCTGTGTCTTAGCGTCTGGCTCTTTGATGATTGTGATTGATTATGTGTTTAGTGACTTCCGTGGATAAAATGAAAATCACAGCAGTCAGCACCTTCTCCGAGTGTCCCTGCTCGTTCAAATCTAATTTTAGGTTCATATCCAGAAAAGGCAGTTATATCACTCTGACAAAAAACTGTACATAGTTCGGGACAACAATATTTTTCACACATATTTCTGTAAAGGCAACGAGCTATATCAAAATGGATTTCATTACTATCATTTCTTTTCCATTCTACAGTAAATCCTTCTATTGGATACTTTTTCTTCATATGTGATTTTGCAAACATCTTAAATAAAACCACCATTCCATTTACCTTCCCTGTCTTTCTGCATCCTGCCTTCCATTGTCTGAACACGGATGTTCTCACGTTCAATCTCTGCCACTGCTGACAGATCAGATATCATAAGTTTCCCGGCATCTTTAGATGAATCTATTCCATCCTCTACACAAATCAAATTTACATCAAAATCCTGCATCACTTGTAATGTTGCAAGGACGTCTGCTGCATTTCTTCCAAATCTGGAAAGCTTAAATACAAGGACATAAGACACTTCATCTTTTCCTGATTTGATATCGTCCATCATCTGATTAAAGGCAATTCTTCCCTCTATTGACTTACCGGATTTTCCTGCATCCTCATACTCACTGGCAATTTCATATTCATTATAGTCACAAAAGGCTTTCATTTTTGTTTTCTGTGCATCTAGAGAATATCCGTCTATCTGCATGGTTGTAGAAACACGGGTGTAAAGATACACTTTTATCTTTTCTTTAGACATTCTTATCACCTCTTAACGTCATTTTCGCAGTCAAAGCATGGCTAATAATTATACCTGTTTATCTGGCAATGAAAGTAATCTGTCTATTACCGGATGAATGATTGCTGTCTCTGTAATCTGATTAATGGCGCAAAGCTTTTTCCCTGCATCCTTACTGGATGCTCCACAATGATATACCCTCTCTGTTTCTTCACCATAATCAAGTACAATCAATCTGTCGTGACAATCCGGATTAGGCTTAATCCGAATCGGCGGATATTCATTTTGAAAATCCATCACTAAAGAATTTGTAAGAAATCCTCTTCCACCTTTTCCATTCTCTGTGAATAAAACAACCTCCACACCATCGGTCTTCTGTGAAAGATGTTGTAATGATTTTGCATTCATATAATCATCCACAACATAGATTGATTTTTTTGCCTGTTGATAGATTTCTATGTAAGCAATGTCAGCTTCTAACTTCTGACCTTTATAGATAACAAAATTCTTCTTATCTTTATCCGTAATGAAGTTGTCTGCTAAGATAGTCACATCTTTTTGAATGGAATCTACTTTTTTCTCCATTCGATCCTGTCTCTCCGTTATCGTTCCAACCTTCGCTGTTAAAAGTTCCATTTCATTTCTAGTAACAAACTGTTGATTTTGACTAATATAGTGACGCATCTCCCTAAAAGTGCGCATTATAAATATACTCTGCTGTTCTGCCAATTCTCCACGAAGAACTGTCGCAAGCATATAAATTCCTTGTTCTGTAAATGCGTATGGTAGTTTTCTACGACCTCCTTCCTGCCCTTCAAAATAATTTATATTCCGTGAAGTCACAAATTGTGATTTCACCAATTCCACTTCTTCTTTAGTTAGTTGAAACATAAAATCTTCTGGAAATCTTGTCAAATTACGTTTTACTTGTTGATTTAAATTTTTAACTTGATAACCATAAATTTCTGCCAAATCCTGATCCAACATTACTTGCTGTCCACGAAGTATGTACACCTTACTCCGAATAGCATCTGTAGTAATCAATTCTTTTGTTTCTTCCATTATTCCTCCACAATGCTTTCCATCTGCTCTAGTTTCTGCAGTGCCTTCATATATGCCATCAATCTTTTATACTGTTCGTCTCCAAGGCTATGAATCTGCTTTAATATCTTAATGTCCGACCTGGTAACTTCATAATCCATATCTGCATCTTTATACTCCGGATCAATTCCTTTTCCCGTTAAAAGCTGTTCCGGTGTAATATCCAATGCGTCACATATGAATAATAAACAGTCTGCTTTTGGATTTGTCTTTTTCTTTTTCCAGTCACTGATGTTGCTTGTTGCAATCCCGGTTCTTCTCGACAGTTCCAACTGGCTCATGTTCTTCTGCTCCATTATGTAAAAAATTCTTTCACTGATAATCATGTGTGTTCCTCCGTCATGTTTTATATCCGCATTTATCGTTTTTGTTTTCCGTTTATACGGCTATTCTATCATGCCGCAGCATTTCTTTCAATAGGAATGATAATACTTCTGAATTTCTCAATATTTTCCGCTTTATATAATTCCATGTACAACTGTTTTATTCTCTTCATGCATCTCTTTCTTTTATAACCACTTTATTTTTTACCATAAATGAAATCCTTTCTTTTTTGCTAATTGGCAAGCAGTGCCCCGGTATATACCAGGCGCATTTTTGCTTGTTGTGGAAGTCTCCGTTCCACTCCTGTCCGCGCAGAGCAGACGTCCACCGGACGTCTTGCGCCCCAATCCCCTCGAACTGCGGATAAACCGCAGAGCCACGCTAACGCTTTTTATCAATTCACTTTTTCTTTTTTGAATCTTCCTCATATAAATGAATAACTGCTTGTCGAATATGCCATCGTCTACAGCTCCGACGATATCCGCTTCATCTTCAAGAACGGTCAGGAAATCAAGGCGTAAAAGAACAGCCCCACCACCCGATTTCACTCCGGTAGTGAGGCTGCTTTTTTATGCGTGAGCAAATTCCTTGATTGCATAAACTAAGACAACTGAAGCTGGTATAGAAATCAACGTCGCCGCTGCAGGCCATCCACTTAGCGAGAAAGAAAGCGAAGAATGCTTTGCAACCTCTGATGCACTCTGCGACCAATTTTCATTTGGTGTTTCATTTTTCATTTCATTCATAGTGTTTCCCTCCATTAGAGTCCTGTAATACTGTTTTCGCTATCCTTCAGAATCACCAGAATCCGGCTGATGGCATCCATCGCATCTTCATCTGACCTTTCTAGCAATCTTGCAAATTTGGCAACCGCCTCCAGCCTGTCCTCCATCGGGAATCGATTATCAGACATATCCGGTGCAGCGACTTCTGTGTATACCAACAATCTCTTTCCTACGACATACTGGTCATAACGTCCGTTACAGCTCTTTAGCAGATAATTGGCCACGCCTTTAAGATGCGGTCCTATTGCGAATGTCTCCACTCTGTCTTCCGGAATCTTTATTTCTACAACGACCTTATCCTCACCGTAGAGCATCGGGGTCTGGATTTGAACGTCATATCGGGAATAAAGGTTAAGCGATGCACTTCTTACCCCCTCTCTAATATCGTAGATGGCGTCTATGGCTTTCATAGACGAATCTGCAAATTCTATTTGTATATTCTTAGAAACTAACATATTCCTAGCCCTCCTGTAATTCGCATTACTGGTTCCTGTAATATTTATATCACATTCAATTCTCTACGTCAATGCCTATTATTACAGGACCTTGTAATATTTTTACTGACGATTGAAGGCAAAAAAATAAGCCTGTACGGAACCGACACACCGACACCTCAATGGCTATGCAACATTAAATTGTATTAAATAGCGAGTCTTAATTTCAAATACGGTTTTATTACAGCAAAATGAACAATACGATATATTATTCTGGCTCATATCACTGATATTGGAAACCGTAAATTTTCCAAATGAAGCTTTAATACTGTTTGTAAGAATAAAACGCACCACATCATTTGGAGTGTAATATACGCCCTTACTTTTCCTTATACTCTGTTTTTCATTTATTTTTGAAAGAGCATCTTGAACTTGTGTGTAGGTACACTTGGTTGAATCAAACTTATTACACATAAAATCCTCTCGTCTGGCAATAGCCTTTAACTCATTACAAATCAATTCAACCTCTTTAGACGAGTATGCAACTTGTATATATAAATAGAAAAGGCTTAATGCCTCATCTACGGCACTACATTTTTCAACCCCTGCCACGGATGTATCGATGTTACCCATTGGTAAGTGCATCCTTTCGTTCCTGTTCATCAAATTTATCTTCCCTTTACAGAAACATTTATAGTTCTTTCTTTCGTTACATACGTTTTTCCTGACGTAGTTCCTGTTATTCCTGTAGTTCCTGTTGTCGTAGAAGTAGACGTACTTGAACCAGTTAATACCTGTGTCTAAATGCTGCTCTCTTGTACTTGTTCTGTGATAACCATAGCTCTTCATGATTATTTGCTCCTTTCCTTTGTCTTAAAATGCTTACATAAAAAATGAGACCTCCCATAATGGAAAGTCTATACTTTTTGGCACTGATTTTATGCCCTTATTATTCAGTTTCTAAATGTACACTTTTTGACACAGCCTCAACCCCTTGGAGCAGTGTCACTATTTTTAAGTTTTGAACCTATTCAAATTAAGTTAACAGTTCAACTTCATTCCTACCAATTTATGTAATTTCTTGTAAATCTTATAAGCAGTTCTATAGTCCTCCGAGATTAGGCATTGAATAACATTATCAGCATCTAGAATATATACTTCTATTCTATCAATACCAGAATTAAATGCTTTTTTTATCCTGTGATTTCCATTAATCACAAATGGTTGAACAAACATATCACTCACCAAAACAATGATAGGGTTATCTTCCTTGCTCTTTCGTAAAGTATCATTCATTTTTATATACTTTATATCCATATCCGATTCAACTCGACAACACTCACAAATTGCTTGCGTGTCTACACTTTGTGATTCTATAGAATTCTGTACTATAAACTCATAAACTCGATTTACATTATATTCTAAACAATCCGAATTCCAGACTTCTTCATTTAATACTAAATCTGTTTGTTCCGATTCATCTAATAAAAATTGCATATCACATAAAGCTTGTACTAGTTTCAATATTTTCCGTTTCTTGAAAAAAGGAAGCTTTTGTTTATGTATTACTGACACAATATCATTTTTATATTGTTTTTTTCTTTCTATATCATTAACATAATTTTCATGCTCATAACACATTGTTAATAAATATCTCTGCATACCAACCTCCACAAACTAAATCAACTTAAAATGCCTCAACGCATCCTTAATATACTCCACCTTCTCCTGCGGACATTGCTTCACTTCTGGCTTCTCCTTCTTGGACTTATTATAATTCTCGCTCATGTCCAGACCACACATACGCTTTACCTGTGCAATATAAGAAGTATGCACATTCACACCATACTTGTCCTTCACATATTCCTTAATCTTTGAATAAGTAGCCTTTTCTTGTGGGGTATAATTACTCTCTTCATCAGGCTCCATTGTAACCTCAATCTTAGGTGTATCTTTTTTTAGGGATAATTTGACAACCGTCTCGACAGTTGTTTCAGTTTCCAAGGGAAGTTCTTTCACTTCCTCACCATCAACAGGCACAGGAAAATTGAATACGATCTTCTTTATCCAGCTTCCGTCTTTCCTTTTCTCCGGGAACATCTCAATTCGCTCGATAAAGGCCTTCATAAACTCCTTCTGCTCCGCTTCCGTTGCGGAATGGTAGACTTCATCAAATGCCAGCAACAAGCGATAGATATTGTCTCCGGAAATCTTCTCCTGCTGGATGCTGCGGATCTGACTTTGCAATTCGCCAATCTGAACTTCGATTTCCTCTATGGTGTCATACTGCTCATCATAGCGGCGCTGCAAGTCCAAAATCTTTCTGTCATAGTGGGCATCATTGATGTCCAAGGTATCCATCTGACGCTCCAAGCGGCTTTTCGTTCCAAAGGCTTGCTTTAGCCGCCCTTGTAGGACAGCAATCTGCCGTTCCATATCTTCTGTATCAACTGCTGTTCCGATTTTCGCCTGAATCGCTTCTACAAACCGTGGATTGTTGACCATAGCGGAGATAACCTTCGCCACAAATTTGTTGATTTCCGTCTGCTCGATATTCAGACGGAAACTGCACTCATGCCCGGTAGGTGTTACCGTATTTTTGCAGTAGTAATAATACCGTGTTTTCTTGTCCTTGCTGTGCGCCTTGGCGATATTGCCGTACATACTCTTTCCGCAGCATGGGCATTTCAAGATACCGGACAGGATGTGTGCGTGGTCTGGATTGTTAACCTTTTCCCGCTTAAAAGAATTGATCTTGCGCTTTTCCTGTGCCAGATACCAATCCTCTTCGGAAATGATAGCTTCGTGTTGTCCTTCATAAACCGGGAACTCCGACTGCTCAACCACGTGCATCTCGTTTCTTGTACCCTGTTTCTTTTCTGTTCTTCGTCTGCCGTAAGCAATCTTTCCCATATAAACAGGATTGTACAATACATTTTTCACAAAATCTCTTGAAAATCCCGGAATGGTATTATTCTGTCTTAGTTTCTTAGTATAACCATTGCGGTTCAGATATTTTGCAACTCCTGCAACACCCTCATTAGTGTGAATGTAGCGGTCATAAATGACACGAATTACTTCCACTTCATCCTCTGCAATGACAAGGTTTCCATTTTCCAGTTTGTATCCATATGGAGCGAAACCGCCGTTCCATTTGCCCTCACGAGCCTTTTGCTCACGTCCTGCCATTGTCTGTGTGCGGATATTTTCTCGCTCAATCTCTGCCACCGCAGACAGCACAGAGATCATCAGCTTTCCTGCATCCTTGGAGCTGTCAATGCCATCCTCCACGCAGATCAGATTGACACCGAAATCCTGCATGAGTTGCAAAGAATTCAGAACGTCCGCTGCATTTCTGCCAAATCGGGACAGCTTAAAGACCAACACATAAGAAACATCATCTTTGCCGTCCTGGATGTCATTCAGCATCCGTTGAAACTCCTGCCGCCCTTGAATGTTCTTTCCGGAAAAGCCCTCGTCAGAATACTCCCCGGCAACGATCATATCCTCGTATGCCGCATACTTCCGCAGCTTGTCACGCTGGGCATCCAAGCTGTATCCGTCAACCTGCATCGAGGTGGACACTCTTGTATAAAGATAGCATTTAAGTTGTTTCTTTTTCAGAATCTCCACCTCCCTCATTCCTTCCTTTTACCATAAGTCCCTCGTTGCGGATATAATACTCCAAAAGCCACAGCACATAATCCGGTGCATGGCGGTTGTCCAATTCCCATTCAGTCATAGTCCGGTAAGGAATATGGACGAGCTTGCAAAAATCTTTCCGATTCAGTCCTGTGCTTTCACGCAACTTTATAATTCTGTTTTTACAATCCATCCGTCTTTTCTCCACAAAAGCAAAAAAATACACGTTGCGTAATCATTATAGCATAGTCATAGCGAATACGCAACGTGTAAATTGCAAATTTTATGCAGCCTTATCCGTCAGAAGCTGCGCTTGATTACTTTCCTCGGAATGCTCCACTCCCTGCGGTGCGTCCTGTTCCAATTTATTCAAAACCTGATGTCCATATTTCTGGAGCATCTGGCTCATAACATCCACACAGCGGTCAAATGCCGCATTATATTTCGCTTCCTCATAATATTTCTTCAATAGGCGATTCCTCCATCAAAGTTCCATATCCTGTCCACGCTTCCGGGCAGGGTGTTCGTGTTCCTGTGTTTGCTTTCCTCTGATGAGGATAGAATTGATAAAAGCCCGAACCTTTTCGGATGCGATTTCCAGTGCATCCAGAAAGGGTTGGGCTTTCTGTTTGAGTTCCATATATTTTTCGTTTACCGCTTCATACCGCTGCTTCCAGATGGAAACCGTCTTTTCTGCGGAAGCCAGTTTTTCTTTCAGACGCTTGTTGTCAGCATTGGCGATAATGCCATTGACCGCATAGCGTTTGAGTGTGTCGCATTCATCCGGTGTCAGCGTGATATTGTTTCCGAATGTGGCTTTTTTGCCCATTACTTCAATGTCCTGCACTGTCAGCGCAATGGTCTTTGCCGCCTTGGTTTCCTTTTGCAAAGATTCCAGTTTCTTTTTCTGTTTTGCTGTGGCAGCTTTGGCATCCTCCAAATTCTGTTCTGCCTGTGCCACCTGCCCGGTCACAGCTTCCAGCCGCTGCTGTTCTGCCTGCACCTTGAACTGGGTCACAGTCAGATGTTCCTCGGTGCTTCCACGTTCTCCACGCTCCACATCGGTATAACCGGCGTTTCGCATGAAATTGAAAAAGTCATCCTGCAACACACTGTAGGATGACTTCAAAATCTTTTTCCCTTTTGCGTTGAGCATGGGATTTCCGTCCTCGCCAAGCACCGGCTTGGACTCCCATTTCTTACTGCGGCTGACCTGTGTGATGACCTCCTTAACGGTTCCCCGGAGGGCTTCATCCTTGCATCGCTTCGACCAAAGGATCTGCTTTTCCACCACCGGGATATAAACCACATGAAGGTGGTAGTGGTACACATCTTCGCCCAAAGCTTCGGACATTGCTCGGTTGCGCTCATCGGCGTGCATCACAGCGGAGAGGATATACTGCTCACCACCTACGATCTCCGCAGCAGCTTTGTAGGCATCGGCATAAAACTGTTTCGCAAATTCATAGCCGCCATGATTGTAGAAATAAGCGGAATTCACATCAAATACCAACTCACCGTATTTGACGGCATCCGGTTTCAGACCTCTGGTGGAGATCACGCCGTCTTGTTCCATCTGCTCAAACATTTTTACATAATCGTCCGTGGGTGCTTTGAAATGGACGTTCAGAGAAGTGCGTTCCGGCACGATGTCCTGATTGCTGTAGCTGTCCTTTTCACGCTCATTGTGTTCCTGTACCTTCGCCACATCAGCCGGTGTTTCCAAGTCCTGATTTCTGGCTACGGTACGGTCTATTCCATCATTTCTTGCCATTGGATTTTTCCTTTCTTTGAGATTTGCAACAGCGGAAGGCTGGAGAACGGCACTTTTTCAAAGTGTAATAACCCACTATGACACTTTCATCCATACTGGCTGCAAAGTGCCGTGGGCTCTCCGAGGGCTCTCCCGAGGGGGAATGCGGTCACTGCGGTGACCTCTGCTGACCAAGGCGAAAATGTCTGCGCCTTTTCCCATGGTCAGCCCGTCTGCATGAAGCTGTTCTGTGTCAACTTCCTCTTGCAGCCGGTGTCCACAGACACTTTTTCAAAAGCCTGTGGACATAGAAACAGCCCGAACGAGAGGATGTGTGCTGTTTCTATAACAAGCGTTTCACGCTCTTTTGCTGCGTACATACGTACCAGCAATGGGATTTACTCGACCTGCCGCCATTCCTCCGGAATGTCCTCCGGTACGTACGTACACGGCGAATCTCCGTAAAACCCATTTATATGAGGTCGTGCAATGGCTTCCACTCCCATGAATCCCCAAACCCGCCGTCCAGCAGAGTTGGTGATGTTGTTGCAATGCTCCAGATTGAATTTTCTGGCATTGGCAATCATGGCGTCGCTGAAGCTGCGGGCTTTCAGCGGTGCAAGGGAGTTTTCCTCGCACCACATCCGGTAGATTTCATAGAAATCCTTGGAGCTGATGGACGCATCCGCTTTGCGCCGGATATATCCCTCTGATTCCATGAAATCAAAGATATTGTTGTTGTCACGCTTGACCGCTTCCCGATTTTCACGGATGCGGTCACTCTCCGTAAACTTAAAGTTGTTGGCAACAAGCCGCTGCAAGCCTTCAAATGCCCACAGGAAGATACCCTCGGCTTCAGCTTTCATCTTCTCTGCAAGATCAGGATCGTCAGCTCTGTCCACCTGCTTTTCCTTGGTGGTCAGCACAAGCTGTCTGCGATAAAATCCGTCGCTGCGGTCATACAAGGCTTGCAGATCACCGTTGCTGAATGCCAGCAATCGGGCGAACATCCAGCCCTGATAACTCTGCTTGCCTTTACGTTCCAAATCCATCTTGCCTTGTGCTGTCACGATGGATTTTACATAGTTGGTCTGGCGCAGAGCTTCCATCCGCATATCATCATCCACGCACAGGAGAATGTGTTCCAAATCGGCACGGGCGAAGCGGTTTTCAGAAATCTTGCCGATGCTGCCGTCTTTCATATTCGTGCCGAAGATGGTAGACAGTACCGCACCGATTTGAGATTTACCCTCGCCGCCGTTGCCTTTAATCACCATCATGCGCTGCCCCTTGTTGGAGGGAATCAGGCAATAGCCGATAAACTCCTGCAAAGTTGGAATGTCCTCGGCGTAAAGCAACCCATCCAGAAAGTTCAGCCAGATCACCGGCGCAGTAGCATCGGGATTGTAAGCAACCGGCAAACGGCTCCGCACGATAGCCGGTCTGCCCTCGGTAAATGTGCCGTTCAATAGCAGCGTACCGTTGGATAAATGAATCCGATCCTGCTCCGGTGGAAAGTCCGGCACTTGCGCTTCCAGTTTCAGCACTTCCAGAATGTTGGTGATCTTCCGGGGGATATTGTTTACGGCACAGAATTTCAGCTTGTCGTAAATCTCCCCACGCAGAGGAAGATCGTCCGTCACTCGACCATCGGGCGTGAAAAAAGCTCCGTTTGCGAAGATGATCCTGCGCTCTTGCAGAAATTCTTCACAAAACAGAGCTTCGTTGATGTTCTGCCCGTCAAACCACATGGGCAAGTTCATATCAGGCGTTTTCCGGTTCTTCGCCATGGTGCGCCACCTCCTTTTTCTTTTGTGCGGTATACTCTTGCAGAAAAGCAATTTTGCCGTCCTGCATCAGCTTGTCCACCAATGCCACCCGTTCTTCCAGATCACCCACCGTCAGCACATCTGCCATATATTCGATATGGCAGTGCATCTGGCAGGCTTCCACAAAACGGTCATCCAGAGCATCTTCCGGTGTCTTGGGAGCATAGCGCACTTTCCAATCTTCCAACAGATGCAAATAATACGTCAGCACCCGGAAGCACAGCATTTCATCCTCCCGGAACTGACGGATATAGGGACGCTTCGGCTTGACCATAGCTGCGGCAGTGGGCGGTTTCGGGTCAAGCCCGAAGTCCAAAGCCAGCTTTTGCGCTGCTTCATAACTGCTCAGATTGAACAGCCTTGCCACAAGGTCGATCACATCCCCTTTGGCTCCGCAGCCGAAGCAGAAAAAATAGTCCTCATTCAGCTTCAAGCTCGGATGCCTGTCGTTGTGGAACGGGCAGCAAGCCATGCCGTTGTGGCTCACTTTCAGCCCGTAGTGTTCGGCGGCTTGCTTGACGCTGATTGCCGCCTTGATGGTTTCATAGATTGTCATAGAAAACCCTCCGTTCATAATATTCTGGAAAGCACGAAGCACCCGCCGTGATTGGCAGGTGCTTCGCTCCTTCTATTATGGTTATGACGGATTTTTCAAAAAACAGGCTAATGACAGGACAATCCTGTTTCAAAAAACAGGACAACTTATCTGAGGACGTAGATTTCTTCACATTTACATGATATAATTAGAAAAATGAAAAAACAGGACAGGAGGGCAAGCATGAATCAAGAATTGATGACATTGGATTTCTGGCAGGATACGGTCATATATGAGAGCAAAACATTTCCTGTCGGTACGCTTGCCTGTGATGCACTGAATGTTCCTGTGAATACCATTGCAAAAATAAACGAGCAATGCGAGAAAATCAATCTGCTGCTTGGAATATTAAACGCCGGACAGGATGCTTCTGCACTCTGTCCTATTGCAAAGGAAGCTGCTCTGACGATGCTCGATATTCTCAGTCAAACACCGCCGTTCTCCTATATGAATATCTCAAAGCACAGAGAACGGATTGAAAAAGTCTTTACTGTGGACAATGCGCTGAAATATGTGGAGTTTGCCATAAAAGCCGCAACCAATTCTTTGCAATTTGAAGAAATCCAGAACTTTACCGATGCGATGATGCTCCAACGCTATACCTCAGTTTTCGGGCATCTGGCATACTCCCTTGGGGAATACCAAACGGCCATGCTTGATTTTGCAGAAAAAACAGACGGCAACGAAGCAGACCGCACCGCAGAGGGTTTTGCAAAAATGTTCGGCAGCTATTTCCCGCCGGAGTTTTCCATCACGGAAGGCAATGCCTGGATGTCTACCCTGAACAATTCCGTTCAGTATGTATCCGTCATCCGTCCCGGCGAAAAAGTTGCGAAGCTGGTCAAGCGGATGCACTATGTATCCTTTGTAGGGATGTTCCGGTCTGATCTCTTTGAGGGCCTGTGTGTTGGTCATGCACCAAAGAAATGCAAAATCTGCGGCAAGTGGTTTCTGACCACCAACGCACGGCACACCAAATACTGTGGCGGCTATGCACCGGGGGACAAGCTGCACCGCACCTGTCGGCAGATCGGCAACCTGAAAGGCAGAGAACAACGGGAGCTTGCGGACGATCATCCGGTGAAACAGATTTATGAGAAACGGCTGAACACCATAAACCGCTATGTGAAGCGTGGTACTCTGGACGCT